TATCCTTCCAGTACATCAGGACGATATACTGGTTCTGGGACGTACCCCTTAATTTCAAAGGAGTGCAAACTACCATTCCATCTTTCAACGGACTGGTAGCCCAAATAAGAGATATGGCCAACAACGGGACTCTTCTCAGACACGTAGGGCAAAGGCCCCACGAGTTCCTCAATGCGATTTCGCATGAAGGAGGCAGTATTCCAAAAACCCTTTTTGTAAAAGAGGTTCGCGGTTGCTACCCACGAGATTACAGACCCATGTTGCCGCACGTTCTCAGGAAACTCATGTCGAAGGTACACCGGTGTTACCGGCAGACCTGCATAAGCATCTCTACCACATGACTCTCGGAAGCTTCCGCTCACGAAAGTCTTATTGGCATTTACCTTGCAATTGTACTTTTGCAGGTAATCGAGAACGATGGTCGCATTCGTGGATGGCACGATTAAATCGTCGCCATACACGTAAATATCGCGAGAAACTTTATATATGTTACTCGCGGTAAAAGAGAGGCTGCGTGCCCGTAGTAAGGCCACTACACATACTGTGTAGAAGTACATGGCCTCTATCGGGAAACACAAAGCACTACCCATCGAAGCAAACTTGTTTAACGGCTGTAATATTTCGCCGGTCGGCAAGAGTGCTTTAGTTGACCTACATGCGTCGATGGCCTCCTGTAAAGGAGGATTGCACCGAAACATGCCAAGCGCTAAGTCTCGCGGAACGCGATCCGAAGCGTCTGACAAATCAATCGTTGCTAATTGACCAGTAGATGAACCTGTGATAGCGAGCTCCTGGTTAATCGTTTGATCACGGAAATTAACGTGACCCTTTGACCAACATGAAGATTCGAGAGCAGAATAAATTCTGTCCCGAATACCCTGCTGCACAAACATTTGGCAGCAAGGCTCGATTGCTATCACCCGAGGTGACTTCAAGGTTTTCGGCACCAGAACGACCCGAACGGGCCTTTCTGACGCCACGGACATGATCGTCGTTCTTTCGAGCTCCTTTGAATAACTTGGTAACCCGAGTGGGTAACCAGAGTCAACCAAAGGGAAATAAGGCTCGAGGCGATCGTTCCATTCACTCCATTGGTACTTCTGATTTCCAGAAGCACCCTCTGAAGTGGCTCCGGGACCATGCCTAGGAGAACAATCGGCAAGCTCAATAGAGCTAGCCAGAGAACTCCACAGCACAGCAGATACAGAATAAAAATCATCTGTATCTGCAGTCGAGAGCGAAAACTTCGAAAAGTCATGCTCAATCTCGATAAACCTAAGGATAGCCTTGTATGTCCTCGCGGATGTACAGGGCAACTCAATCTTCTTAAACGCCAGGCAGATTTGCCTGATCGCGTCGAGGACGACTGATATATCCTCTGGTGACTTTTCATCGAGAAACCTCCCTGTCTCACGGTCGAATATTAGACTGACCATACCTTGCAAAAATGCCGGGATTGGTCCGACTTTCTTAAAGTTTTTGAAAGTCGTTGAGTCTATGAACCCAGTCGTTACCGCCCTTTCGAGGTCAGTAGCGAATGTGGGCAGGATTATCGTAAGAAACGACAATCCTTCATGTTCGACCCGTGACCGGATGCAATCCAGGTCACGAAAATCGGAGACTTCAGCGACACACATTGCACAGGCATCTATATAGATGCACTGTACTAAGTTAAGATGGTCACTTACGTTGCTTTTCATGTCACCTCCAAAATAGGGGGAAAACATCAAGCCACGTGAGTTCGCCTACCCCAACTCCTATGGAGTTGGGTTCAATGGAGTGTCCTAGCAGTATATATCGCTAGGCAAGATGTGACCTATGTTGCCTATCACGGCAACTTGTTCACCGCCACTCCACTGAGCAGTCACACGGGGATTAATTATCCGTTGAGATTTGTTGATCATGTCACGCCATTTATCTTTGGCATAAAGGTCCGAGTTCAATAGGACCATGACATTTAGAGTCTAAGACTCTAAACCAACGAGCTTATCAACGTTACCCGTCGTTAACCAGGCTTGAAACCCGGTTACCAGTTGCTCTATCTGAGCCGTCGTAAAGCCATAGTTTGGCCTATCGATGACACAGTAGAAAGACAGCGTTTCATAATCGTTCACACTAGTGAGCGGATCTGAGACAACTGCCCGCTGATCGATACGCGCCATCGAACGGACTCGGTCCCTCGATAGCGTATGACTCATCGTTAATTTGAATGAGCCATCAGATTTCGAATAGACACTAGAAGTGTCCTTAGACGAAATTTTGGGCATCGATTGTGCAACTGAATTTACAGTGACTGATTGTGGATCGGAAAACATTGTGGCTGACCTCCATAACTCAAATGGACGGTTATCCTGCAGTGACCAGTACATTGTCAAGTGTACCGGCTTTCGAAGACCACAGGCGATAATCCTGATTAGCGAGTTCGAACCCACCTCTTACGAGATAGGCCGAGCGCGCCCAGGATAGCTAATTGACGACTGGACATAGCGCCAGCGTCAAGGAAGAACCCAAATGGACTAGATGCCATTTTTCTTTGTTTCACATCAGTTATCTGAGTGAAGTCAAAGACCTTGGGACCACCGGATGACGGGTTAAAGGGCATATATTGCCGAAATACCCTCGTCGTCACACAGTGGTGGCTCAAGGACATGTACTTGGCGGCCATGTGATCGAGGGTTTGGTCTTGGATGGCCTGAATAGACCGTCCAACACCAGTAACCCAATCGATTAACCATGTCCACGGTATCGCTTTGTAAATGTTACTCGGACTTGCTCGTACGCCGAACAAATCAATCGTTCGACGAACCGCATTCAACTTCTCCATAAAGGGGTCGTTGGTCGGACCAGCAAATTCCGGTAACCAGTACCTGAAGGAGCCCACGGCAGACGAAAAAGTCGTCTTCTCCTCGAAGATTTCCCATCGAGGAGGGATATAGGGACTACTTGGACTATAAAACAAAGTCCAATCGGCCCCTCCGATGACTGCTCCAGGCCAGAGAAAACATCCTTCCCCGCCAGATGAAATCTGGTTGGTGGATGTACTATTTACAAGGGTAGCCCTCCGTCTGATCCACTGTCCATTCTCCTGCGCAAGGCGCTGGATACGATCAGTGTAATTTATGATGTTAGCGAGAAAATCGTTAACATCTTTTACAAACGGGGCCCAGCCAAACTGGGTATTGATAAATTGGTCTGCAACAAACTTAGGCTGCATAAGCCTTGTTTGTCGGAGTGGATAGTACACGTCTTTATAACGTGCAGTATTCATTACCCGAAACGACGTCTCCCAAGCGTTCTTGAAAGCCGACGCTGTCGTTCGCAACATTCGAGGAATATCTTTTGCC